TAAATTAACTTTCATTCTGTGAATGACGTTGTAATTTAATCTTCCTAAGACAGGGCCACCAATATCATGATAATATTCTGAAATGACATGAGCTTCTCTATCTAGTAATCGATGGTAAAAGAAAAAATAACCATCACCTGAACTTACAATTCCTGGTTTATAAACATAAGGTAATGGATCTGGATCTAAAGATCTATATTCTTCACAAGTTCTTTTGTGAAGAAGTGCGTGTTGTTCTGGATGTAAAAAATCCGGTATTGTTTCAACCAATTATTTTACGCCTGTAAACTTTACTTTTTTAATTTGTTGTCTGCTTGTCTGTCCTTTAGGACCTGTACCTTTGTTATCTTTTACAACATACGCTGGCATAGTAACAGCAGCTGTATTAGCAACAGCAGGGTTAGGAAAAGGATTTGTAGACTTTACAGTTTCCATTTTTGCTTGTTTAAATTTCATAAGACCTCTTAGTGTAACGTTGGTTTTCTTTCTTTGAGTATGTAATCTTTATCATTCTCAAAAGCCTTTTTACCACTTTCGCCCATCGTTTGTAAATAGATCATTTGAGCGGCAGTCATAAACAATGAGGCGACAACCATTCTCTCTTCTTCCGAAAAACTGTCTTGAAAGGCATAAGTTATTAAATCGTCAACAATTTTATTTATTTGTGGTGCTTCCATATAGTTATTATGGACACAATTTGATATTTATCAACTTCTTTTTCTTTTCTTTTTTTTCTTACCGGCTTTGGATAATGCTATTGCGACTGCCTGTTTCATGGGCCTACCTTCTTTTTTCAACATCTTAATATTCTTAGATATTGTTTTTTGTGACTTACCTTCTTTGAGTGGCATTTAATTTTTGCATTTGTATGTTATTTCTTTGAGCTGCTAGTTCAGCTGTTTGTTGTAATTTAGCTGCATCTATCATTGCTTTTTGTTCTAGTTTAGCCATATCAAGTTCTGTTTTAGCTTGTTTAGCCATTGCATCTGCCATTACTCTTTGTTGTTCTATATCTAATTCTTGTTTCTTAAGATCTACTACTGGGTCTTCGCCAGATCCCTCTAGGTATTCTTGTTCTTCAGCTACCATCTGAGCCATAATTTCTGCTTGTACTTGTGCTATCTGTTCTTGTATTACGTTATTAATTTGCATTTGAATTTGCTCTGGAATTTGACCACCAAATTGTTCTGCTAATTGCTCTAATTTTTCTTTATTTTTTTCTAGCACACTTTGAGCTGCTAACATTGATGAATGTTGTAATACATGACTCATTGTGTTGACTAATACGTCCGGCATAGTTCTTACTAAAACAGATGACATTAACGCTCTGTGAACAGAAATATGTGAGACGTGATCTTGATCTGCAAAAGCTTGTGCAGTTTTTTTATTAAGTAATTCTGCATTTTCAGTGATTGGATCTTTTGGTGCAGGCCTTGCAGGTGGAGGTAAAATAGCATCAATGTTTTGAATTCCTAAAGCTTGATACATTCTTCTGTAAGCCTCATACAAATTATGCATTTGCGGATTAGTTTGTGCTAATTGTAATTGAGATTGTGCAAGCTGTATTCTTTGTGACATTGAAAAAATACTAGGATCAGATACAGGAATGATATCTATTCTGTCATCAAAATCAGTTGTCTTAATTTCTCTTTGTCCTCCTGTAACATTGTACGGATATACAGGTGGCAGATATATTTGAAATATTCTAGCTAATAATTTAAACTCTACCTTTTGTGCATAATGACATCTTTTATGTATAGCACTCATAACTTTAGTGCCTTGTTCAATCATCGCCATTGTTGTGCCAACAGGATTAGCATTATTAGAATCTGCAATCTTAGCGTCAGCTACAGCAGCAAATCTTTTACCTGCATCAACACAAAAACCTAAAAGTTGCATTAAAGTTTGACTTGGTTCTTTGTATGGTAATGGTACAAAGTTTTGTCTTAGGTCTCCTCCGGGTGCATCAACATCTCTAAATTCACCTGGCTGTAATGGATTGTCGTCATCACGAATACGCAAACCTCTTGCTTTAAAACCTGCTGGTAAGTTTGATAATGTGCCCGCATCAATTAATTGTCTAAGTGCAGAGGTAGCAGTTCTAGATAAACCACCTAACATGTGTATTAAACCAAAACCATAAAACCCAAGTCCAGGTAAAAAACGATAATGAACAAAGTATTGTATTTTCTTTTTTAACTTGTCATTCTCTGCATAGTTTCTTCTAATAGATAAAATTTTTCTTGAGCCTTCATCTATAGTAACGATGTAAGGTAACTTAACACCTGTAGGGCCACCATCTACTCCAATGTCTTCAAAACCTGGAATATCAAGATCACAATGCATTTCTAATAATGTGCATTGATCATTATAGTTTGTGCTATCGTTAGGAGTTACTCCCTCTATTTTATCATATGTCTCTTGTATTCTGTCTTGCTTATTGACCACATCTAGTTCTACATCTCTGTAAAAACCACTGACCTGACTTTTTCTTACATCATTTTTGTTTTGTTTTAGTACATGTGTAATCCTAGGAGCAGTTTCTAAATCTGTTGAATGATAAGGTACAACTAAATCTTCAACTGGTATAAACTTTGCAACTGCTCTACCCATGTTTGTATCATAGTAAATTTTTTTAAATGAAGACCCTGCTAGAGCTAAGAAAAAAAGCATTTGATCCATGTCAGAATCATATTCTTCCATTACAGATGTAATTTGATAATTCATGAATTCTTTAACACGTTTAGCTTGATCTTCTACTGCTGGATTTTCAGCGCCAACAATATTACATTTTACAGGGCCGCCTGGAGGTAATAATTCTTTGTAAGCTTGTGCTTGAAATTGTGTTACTGATTCTGCAAGTAATGGATGAGTAACGCCACTAGCACCCTGGAAAGGTTGTGACCTATCCTCGTATTTAAAACCCAGAAGATCTAATCCTTGTGTATAACCTTCTTCCCAATCTTTTCTTGTTTCTTTGTCATTCAAATAATCACTAAGCAAATCACTTGAAATTTTTTCAAGTTCCGTCTCATCTACAAAATCTGCTAAATTAGAATCATGCTCTGGAGCTGATTCCATCATACTATCTCCCAGCATGGCTCCACCATCTTGAAGCATTGTTATGCCTTTAGGTTGGCCGTTTTGAATATCAACATCAACTGTGCCACCAGCATATTGATCTATTCTAGGTAGCTCTTCTATTGGTGGATTAATTTTTTTATCTATAGCCATTATACACTCTTCATGAATATTTCGATGTCAATAAGGGGGTCACCCATTTTGTCTTTTGTTTTACCACCCTTTTTAAATTGTGGCAAACCAATCTTTTTAAACAGCTCAATATCAAATCCCTCAGCTCTTAAATCAATGTATGGCATGTTATCTAAAATTAGATTTTTATCTTTACCAACTTTTACATATTTATCTAAATTTTCTATTTGATCTAACTTTTCTACATATCTAGTAGAGGTAGGCTCATCGTAATAACTACTACGTCGTGTTACATCATTTCTAGGGAATTCATATCGCCCATCATTTTTAACTACAAGTTGTGCAGATTTTATTTGTTCTTCATTTAAACCTAATTGTTTTCCTCTTTTCGCAATATCTTTATTTATTTTCTTAATAAACTCTGATGTCTTAGCATTGTAAATAGTGTTATACCCTTTTCTATCATCTGCATTTTCAGCTTGTTCATAAACAGAAACAACTTCGCCAGGGTTCCAACCCACAAAATCTAAATTTTGATTTACTGCATTTTCGATATTATCTTTTAGAACTTGCTTAACCCAATACTGAGCACCTCCACCAAACGGATAGAAGTTTGCACCGCCTTTAAAGTCATTTGCTTCAGAAGGGTATTCAATATCTGTTGATTTAAGTTTTCTATGAACATCTGATTGCATCTCCATTATTACAATCCCTTGATTTTCTGCTTTACCAAAAGCCTCATTAGTTATTAATCTAGATCTCGAAAAAGCTATGGTATGATCCCCAGTAGGATGACTTGTGTTATGTTCAGGTAATTGATTTGCTTGATTATATTGAGGATAAAAATTGTGAGTCATGACTATGTACTCTTCAGTTTTTGTTCCTGGAGTTCCAATTGATATGTGATCATTTGTGAACGTGCCTCTTGTAGCTGCTTCTCTTACAGTTCTAAAGTTATCTTGAAATCTAGTGTATTCTTCTCTTGCCACTAGTTGTTCTTTTGGAATTCCTGATTCATCTATGTTATCAAGAAGTGCAGCATTTCTTTCGTCAATAATCATACCAGCCGTTTCACTGTCTGTCGCTTCTAATAATCTAGCTATGTAATTTCTATCCATGTCCTTAACTCTTTCCATAAAATCAGAAAATGGTCCTGGCTGAGGTATGGTTAAATTATTTAAAAAAATGTTAGCATTCTCTGCTGCTTGTGGAAGTTGATTTGATTCTCCACCAAGGATGTCATAACTTGTAGCGTCAACTCTTAATTGACGCCCAGGAAAATCTGGTGATTGAAACAATTCTAATATTTCTTTTGCACTAAATTGTTTATTTGTTTGGTCAGTTGAATTTAGTGCGTTTAAAGCACCAGCTGCGCCGGAATCACGGAGCTCTAAATTTAAACCTTTGTCGGATGCATATAGTTCGTTAATCCAATCATTTAATGGTTTCTTTTCATTACCTGAATAATTTGATTTAATATAATCCTCTGTTTTATTGAATCGTTGATTCATAAAAGTTTTTTGTTGTATATATTGACCTGAGTCACGAATTTGTTGAATTTCTTCATCAGTATAATTTCTTGTGTCTATGTCATCTATTGACTCCATCATGTTCTTTTTCACTAATGCTTTAGATTCTTTTTTCCCCTCACCCATGGTCATGTACGGTGGAAATAAAAGAGCCTTTTCTTCTTCAGTTAATTCTGTAAAACCACCGCCCTCGGGTTGCACCTTTGTTGGTTCTGGTATTGGAAAACCAGGTGGATTAGGATCTATGACTTCAGGTAAGTCACCAGCTGTGGTCGTTGGCAGTTTATCTTTTTCTGCTACTGGAGTAAATCCCCCACCCTCAGGAGATCCATCTAATCCTAATTGTTTTTTCTCTTCTTCTGATAAACCTTTAGGTGGAACTATATAACCTTTTTCTCTAAGCTTGGCTTCTTCATCTTTTTCTAATAATGATGGCGCTGCAGCTGTAACACCCAGGGCTAATAGAGGTAACAAAGCTCTTATGTCACCTACATCACCGCCAATTAAGCTTGGCTGCTTAATGTCGGGCATAACTCTTAACGAGTCAAGATTATCTAATGCACTTGCAGCACCAGATTGAAACTTTTTCTTTTTAGCCATTAGCTAAGTCTTGCTTTTCTAAAGCCTCTTTTAGCTGCGCCAGTTCCACGGACACCAGTACGTGCACCGTCTTTCGCTTTCTTAATTTTAGCGATTGCAGTTCTTACGCCACCTTTAGCTACTTTCTTTTCACCTTTCGTAGCTCCAGCTATTCTGTCAGCTTGTGTTGGTTTAGGATTATTATCTATACCTGCTTTTACAGATAGCATACCAAAGTCAGTCTTATCGCCTTCTTTTAATTTTGGTTTACCACCGTCTTTTTTCATAGTGCCAAACTCACTTCTTAATTTATCCATGTCCATAGCCCCAGCTGCCGCTCCATACATTTCTTTAGCTTTTGCCATGATTTCAGCATCGGTCATTTCTTTTTTAATTTTTTTTGCTCCTTCTACACCTTTCTCACTTATTGCCATGTTGTCCCCTAATAATATTCTCGCATCTGTAAAACACCAGGCTCATCCTCGTAATCCTCTGGATGCGTAATAAAGTTTCCTTGTCTAAATCTTAACAAAGCTTGAGTGGT